CCCTTTATTTTCTAAACGCGCCTAACTGTCAAGCGATTGACGCCGAGGAACTATGAGACAGAGAGGAAGGAAATCATCCGCCGCCATTTCTTTGACTCCGCAGGTTGAGTCCCTTCCGAGGCACGCGCCGCCTGAAGAGTTGAGCGAACTAGAAACTGAGATTTGGTTAATGGTGATCAATGCGTTGCCGGCTGACTGGTTTGGCCGTGACCAGCTGCCCCTGTTGCTGGCGTACTGCAAGCACTCTGCCCGCGCTCAGATGCTCGATACGGAAATTGACGCCAGTGACATCGCCTGGCTCAAGGATGACGAGGGATTGAAGCGTTACGACAAACTGCTGTCGATGCGAGATCGTGAGTCGAAGCAGATTATCGCTTTGGCCAGGGCTATGAGAATCACTCACCAGTCGCGAACGCACAAAGACACCGCAGGGCGGCAGGCGAACAAGGGCGGCGGCGGGCCGAAGCCGTGGGAAGCAAAGTAAACCGGGGCAACCGGGCGATAGAGTGGATTGAAGAGCACTGTCGAATTCCCGAGGGCCAGTTTGTTGGTCAGCCTGTTGTTCTGAGGCCGTGGCAGAAGAAGCTGATCCGGGGCATTTTTAACTCCCCCACTCGACGGGCGATTATCAGCTTCGGCAGGAAGAACGCCAAAACCACGCTGGCGGCTTTCCTCTGCCTATTGCACTTGGTCGGGCCCGAGGCGCGGCGCAATTCGCAGTTGTACTCTGGAGCCCAATCCAGAGAGCAGGCTTCTATCCTGTTCTCACTGATGACCAAGGTTATCCGGCAGTCGCCATCGTTGATTGAATTCATAGCGATCCGAGAGAGCGCGAAGGTTCTCTATTGCGAGGACCTGGGGACAACATACAGGGCGCTGTCTGCCGAGAGCACGACAGCCTATGGGCTGTCGCCTGTTTTCACGGTGCATGACGAGCTTGGCCAGGTTTCCGGCCCGAGGTTCCAGCTATACGATGCGCTGGAGACCGCCGCAGGGGCGCAGGAAGCGCCTCTAAGCGTGATTATCTCAACGCAGGCGGCAGAGGATGGCGATTTGCTTTCTGTGCTGATAGACGACGCACAGGCGGGGCACGACCCCGAGACAAAGCTTTTCCTGTACTCGGCGGACCCTGCACTGGACCCGTTTTCGGAGAAGGCCATAAAGCAGGCGAACCCGGCTTATGGGGACTTTCTCAACGCAAAAGAGGTCAGGCGGCAGGCTGAGTCGGCCAGGAGGATGCCGAGCCAGGAGGCGGCTTATCGCAACCTGATTCTTAACCAAAGGATCGCCAGAGAGTCACCCTTTGTTTCACGTAGAACGTGGAATGAGAACGCAGCCGAGATACGAGAGGCGGATTTTAGCCATCGCTGCATTATCGGTTTGGACCTTTCCAGAAGGATCGACCTGACAGCACTGGTCATGGTTGGCCAGGGTGCTGACGGCCAATGGTCGGCGGCTTGCGAGTTCTTTGCACCGAAGGACGGAGTGCACGATCGGGCTATTTCAGATCGCGTGCCCTATGACCTGTGGGCCGAACAGGAATATTTGACCCTGACGCCCGGTAATTCCGTGGGGTATGACTTTGTCGCCCATCGCTTGGTTGCTTTGTGTGAAAAGTACCCGGTTGCGCAGATACGGTTCGACCGATGGGGTATTCCAGAGTTAAAGGCTCACTTAGAGTATTTGGATGTCGCGGATTTGCCCCTAGAGCCACACGGGCAGGGCTACAAGGACATGTCGCCGGCTCTATCGGCTTTAGAAGCTGAGCTGCTAAACGGCAACATTCGCCACGGCGGCAATCCTATCCTGACTTGGTGCGCTGCCAATGCGGTTATTGACCAGGACCCGGCAGGGAACCGGAAGCTAAACAAGAAGCGCTCAAATGGGCGGATAGATGGAATGGTGGCGCTCGCAATGGCCATCGGGGCGGCGGCAGCGTATGAGGTGCCACGCAAAAAGAAACCAAGTGTGGCGTTTATATGAGACTGCTTATAGACCTGATGTCATTGCTAGGGCTTGCGCTGGTCTGTGGCGGCTTGTGGCTGCTGTACGGCCTGGGTGTTGCCCTGGTGGCCGCTGGCGTCGAGCTGGTCGGGCTGTCTCTTCTCGTTGCACGAATACATGGGCTCTTTGATGCTGCTGACTCCGAATAAGCGAAAGCCAGAGACAAGGCAGGCGTCGACCAGAAGCCTGGACGAGGTCACGCGCCTGATAGACCAAGGGTTTATGGACTCTAACGGCGTTGTTGTTGGCACTCATACCGCGATGTGTCAGGCGACAGTGTGGGCCTGTGTGCGCATTCTCTCAGAGATTATCGCTCAGCTGCCTATAGAGGTTCACAAGCGACAGAACGGCTCATGGGTTCACGCAGAAAACCATGACATTTCAACGCTGTTGGCGAGTCCAAACCACTGGCAGACACAACACGACCTGATCAGTCATTTGGTGGCGTGGTCGGAGCTGTCTGGTAATGGCTACCTGTACAAAATGACCGATCTGGAAGGTCGGGCCAGAAAGTTGATTCCTGTCGAGTCCACTGCGGTGTCGCTGGATGTCCTGAATACCTTTGAAATGCGCTATGCCCTTTCGTCAAAGCATGGAATATCGGGAATTTACGGCGCCGACAGTGTGTTTCACTACAGGAATTTCGCCAGTGACGGCTATAGAGGGCTTTCTACCATAGGAAACCACAGCCGAGGCATCGGATTGGCCATTGATCTGGAAAATCACGCGGTTAACTCGTACAAAAACGGCCTGCAATCCCGTAATTGGATTGAGCTGGAAGAGGAACTAGGGGAAGCGGAAAAGGCCGATTTCCGCCGAGAAATCAAAACCAAACTCTCTGGAGCCAGTAACGCCGGAGAAGTTCCGGTGCTACACGGGGCAAAAATACACCCTATCGGCGGGTTATCAGCCGTAGATGCGCAATATATCGAGTCCAGAAGGATGCAGAAGCAGGAAATCGCCTCGATTTTCGGCGTTCCGCTGTTCCTTTTGAACGATACCGAGAAATCTACTACTTGGGGAACGGGTTTAGAGCAGTTATCGCGCTCTTTCGTCCGATTTTCTCTAAATCCCCGCCTCAATCGGCTGGGCCAGACGCTAATCCGTGAGTTGGTTCCAGAAAAGCAAAGACTTCGCACGCGCATTATTTTTGACACTGACCAGTTCACGCTGGGCGAGTTCAAAGAGCGCATGGATGGTTATAAGTCTGGCATCGAGGCCGGCGTGATTAGCCCGAATGAGGCCCGCGAGGTTGAAGGAAGAAATCCGCGCGAAGGCGGTGACGATTATCGCAAGCCGTTGAATATTGGAATCGAGGGAGAGGCCAATGAACAGCCTTAAGAACATGCAGGACCGTTACCAACGATTCCTGAAGCACCGACAGGCTTTTGACCCGGGTGCTAAGTCCTGGTATCGGATGGAAGCGTCCGACGATGCGACTGATATCTACATTTACGACGCTATCGGTTTTTTCGGTGTAGAGGCTGAATCGTTTATCCGCGATCTGGACCGCGTTGAATCATCTGTGATCAATCTGCGGATTAACTCACCGGGCGGCAGCGTCTTTGACGGCACGGCGATGTACAACGCGCTGCGACGGCATAAGGCCACGGTACACGTACAGATAGACGGACTGGCGGCTTCGATGGCGTCAATCATCGCCCTTGCCGGGGACACGGTGGAAATGGCAGAGAACGCCTTTTTCATGATCCACAATCCGTGGTCAATGGTCGTGGGTGACTCCGAGGACATGCGCAAAGAGGCCGATATTCTCGACAAGCTGTCCGAAACCGCCATTAAGACCTACACGCAGAACAGCAACCTGACCGAGACCCAAGTCCGTGAGGCCATGACGGCTGAAACGTGGTACTCGGCAGAGGAAGCAAAAGACGCTGGATTCATCAGCAATATCTATACAGGCGGCGACAGTAAGTCGCTGTTTGATTTATCAGTATTCGCGCACGCGCCCAAGGGAATGTCGGCTCCCAAGGAATTTAACGCCGATGCGCGAGGACTAGAGGCGGTTCTGCGAGACGCAGGGCTTAGCCATAAGGCCGCTAAGCAATGGGTTAGCGACTACAACGCGAAGCAGCGAGACGCTGCCAGCGACCGCCACCGTGACGATGGCGAAACCGTGAAGCAGATAGCCGACTTGCTGCGCAATAACGCGCATTCGTTTAAACCCAGTAGAGGTATTTAATATGGATATGAAAGATATTGCCGGCTTGATTCAGGAGCAGGGCGAGGCTTTCCACGAGTTCAAGGCTGCTAATGATGAGCGCCTTGCGCAACTTGAGAAAACCGGCACCGTTCTGCCTGAAGTGCAGGCCAAGCTTGAGGCGGCTAACGCTAGCGTTGAAGAGCTTGCCGACCGCATCAGCCGTGCGGAAGCGGAAATGACCGCGCCGAGCCGTATGGGCGACCCTGACGCTATTTCGCCTGAGCAGCGAGAGCATCGGGACGCTTTCTTCGCGGCTGTCCGCAACCCAAAGGACTCGCAGGCAATGGCGCGGCTGCAAGAGTCACAGCGCAACATGGGCGTGAGTGTCGGAACCCCGTCTGACGGTGGCTATGCTCTTCCCGAGGTCATCGACCGCAACATCGCCGAGAAGATCGTAGACATCTCGCCCATGCGGCAGATCGTTGACGTTCGTTCTGCGAGCACTACGGATTATAAGATCCTGGTGAACGTGCATGGTGGTGGTTATGAGTGGGTAGGCGAGAACGACACTCGAAACGAGACCAGCACCCCGCAACTGGCGGAAGTGTCGCCGACCTTCGGAACAATCCAGTCTTACATGTTCGCAACTGAGGAATCGCTTAACGATCTCTTCGTGAACGTGCAGTCATGGATCGAGTCCGAAGCGGCTCTTCAGCACGCCAAGGCGGAGGGCATCTCAGTTATCTCTGGTAACGGCACAAAGAAGCCTACGGGCATTCTTAATGCCACGCCGGAGGCTGTGGGTGATGAGGACTCGCCGGCACGTACTTTCGGGTCGGTCCAATTCCTGCCTACTGGTGTTGCGGATGGCTTTGGCACTCTTGCGGTCACAAGCCCCTTCCACTACCCGGGCGATGTTCTTCTGGATACGGTCTATTCCATCAAAGCGCAGTATCGCGCTGCGGCACGATGGGTTATGAACAAGTCCACGCTCTCAACTCTGCGCAAGATCAAGGATTCAGAGGGCAATTACATCTGGTCTCCCGGTCTCGCAATGGGCCAGCCGTCCACCCTCATGGGTTATGCGGTAACTGAGGCGGAGGATATGGCGGACATTGCAGCTAATGCGTTCCCGGTCATGTTCGGTGATTTCCGTGAAGGCTATTGCCTTGTGGATTTGGTGGGTACGCGCATCACCATCGACCCGTACACGACGCCCGGAAAAGTGAAGTTCTACGTCCGTCGTCGCATCGGTGGCAAGATCAAGAATGATGATGCAATCCGCGCTATCAAGTGCGCCACTAGCTGATGAGGCGGGGAGGGGTAACACCCTCCCCATTTTTCTATGGCAACAGTCATTCAAGAATTTAAGGGCGTGGCGGACGGTGAACACCGGGCGCGCACGTTCCGCAAGGGCGACACGGTGACTGGCGATCTGGCGCGTGTCGCGGTCGCGGAGGGCTGGGCGCGTGATGATGCAAAAAAGCCTATCCGAAAAAAAGCAGAGAGCGCCAAGTCTGGTGCTGTCTCGCGTCGGGGCCAAGCCTCACGCAAGAGCAGTGCGAGCAAGTCCGACACCTAAACACGATAGCGGTCAACGATGCTTACCGGCTCGCGCCGTGGGCGACGGTGAAGTATGCCGCAGACGCTGAGTGGTGGGTGCGCCATCCTGACGTAGCGGGGCGCAGGGCCAGCCAGCAAAAGCAGCGGGCAAAGCTACCTGAAGGGGTTGAGGTCTGGCAATCCGTGAACAGGCCGGGGCTATCCCGACAGCCGGGCTTGCTGCATGTCGGTGGTAACAGCGGGTACCAGGCGATCAATCTGGCGTACCTGCTCGGTGCGACGGTGATCTTGTTGCTCGGGTATGACATGCGCGGCAGCACGCACTTTTTCGGGAGCCATCCGAAGGGGCTCCGGCGCTGCCCTGATTACAGCCGATTTGTAGCGAAGTTTCGGACGATTGATCCGGCTGAATACGGACTGACAATCATCAACTGCACGCCAGACAGCGGGGTTGATGCGTTTGAGCGAGGCGACATTGCAGACATTCTCTGGGCGCAAGCCTAGCCAGCACCCTGACGAAATCGGTCGACTGGTGTCGCTGTTCCGTGAGCGTGGCGTGCGCCGTTATTTGGAAGTCGGGGCGCGGCATGGTGACACTTTCCATTACATCATGGGCGCTTTACCGATAGGCAGCTACGGCTTGGCTGTTGATCTGCCCGAGGCTAGATGGGGCGCAAAAAGCCTGCCTTCTCTTCTGGCTGCTGTTGCAGATATTACGCGCATGGATAGACGGGCAGAGGTCATTATTGGTGACTCCCAGTCTAATGATATTGCCGCTCAGGTCGCGAGCTGCGGGCCTTTCGATGCGGTCCTGATAGACGCTGACCATTCGTATGATGGTGTTTCAAGAGATTTGGAACTTTACGGCTCTCTAGCCCCTTTAGTGGCTTTCCACGACATTGTCGGTGACGGGGTTCAGGACAAGCACAGCAAGCGTTTTGTCGAGGTTCCAAAACTCTGGCGGGAGTTGAAAGACGATTGCAGGCACCAGGAATTCATCGCGTTAGGGTCAAACATGGGCATTGGTGTTATATGGCCGTAACGGTTATCGCGAATCCTAAAGCCGAGCACCAGTGCCAATCTGCGGATGCGATCATCACGGGATTGCAGGCCCTCTCAATCAGAACGGGGCGCAGCACCTTTGCCGCTACCACTAAGCAGGTTGTGTGCTGGGGCTGGAGTCGCGGACAGGCTCTAAGGCAGCGCGGGCATGACGTTCTTGTTATTGAACGCGGCTATATCGGTGACAGGACCCATTGGCATTCGCTTGGCTGGAACGGTCTTAACGGCCGGGCAAAGATGCCTGACATTGACGATCCGCAGCGGTATCAAGTGAATTTTGGCGGCATTCCAGATTACAGCGATGGGGATTACATACTGTTGATAGGGCAAGTCCCCGGCGACATGTCGCTACAGGGCAAAGACCTAAAGCCTTGGTGCGCGCAGACGGCCAAGGCGGCAGAGAGGGCATACGGACTTCCGGTGGTGTTCCGCCCTCATCCTGTGAGTGTAGAGCGCGGATTAGTTCAGGGCATATCAGGCGTCGAGACGGACCTAGGCGACCTGCAAGAGTCGCTAGACGGCGCCGCATTGGTCATTACGTGGAATAGCAACACGGCAGTGGATGCCCTGCTTGCCGGTAAGCCTGCATTGACCTTCGACGCGGGATCAATGGCATGGGATGTCTCGGGCCATGAAGTTGGCGATATGTTGTTTCTCGATCGCTCAGAGTGGGCCGCGAAGCTTGCTTGTAAGCAGTGGACGCTAGATGAGATTGCAAGTGGTAACGCCCTGGAGGTGCTTTTTCAATGTCGATAGTTGAGCTGGTTGAAGAAGCACCAACAGAGCCGTTATCACTTAGCAGCGCAAAGTCGCACCTTCGGCTGGATGACATCAACGATGAGGACGCAGCCATATTGTCCCTGATCACGTCGGCCCGCCAGATCATCGAGCGGATGATTAATCGGGACATCGTGGTTAAAGCGTGGGATTACAAGCTTCCCCGGTTTCCGGTCGGCGCAATAGCACTTCCAAAGGCGCCTGTAACGTCGATTACCTCTATCACATACATCGACCCTGACGGCACGCTGCAAACGCTCTCAGACAGTCTGTATGACCTTTACGGCGATGATACCTATGCCGATGCGGGATTGGCTTACGATAAGCAGTGGCCTAGCACGAGAGAGCAGAGAGACGCTGTTGTAGTGAGGTTCGTCACTGGATATACCAGCGTGCCGGCGCCCATTGTCCACGCGATGAAAATGATTGTTGCAGACCTGGACAACTACCGCAGTAACACTATTGCAACGGGCGCCGTGCCCAAAGAAGTCAATCTGTCAATCAAGTATCTTCTCGCGCCGTACCGAAGGGTCCGGCTGTGATTGTAGACCCCGGCGAGCTTGACCAACGGATAACCATTGAATCCGAATCGCGCACTCCTGACGGATCAGGTGGTTATGATCTGGTGTGGGCCGTCCGGCATGGGCCGATATGGGCAAAAGTTCGTCCGATGTCTTTGCGGGAAGTTGAGCGGGCTGATCAGCTACACGAATCTGCCATGTACACCGTGATTATTCGCAATCGCGCTGTCAGTGAAGCGGACCGCATAGTGTGGTTGGGCCGACCCATGAACATTAGAAGCGTTGAGATAAGACCGCGCTCTAACTACATTCGCATTGTCGCTGAATTTGGTGCAGAGGTATGACTGTCACAAGTACGCGCGCACGCATAAAGCTTCGCAGAATCCTGCAGGACACGGACAACGGGGTTCCTAAAGCGATGCAAGACTCCGCCAACATTCTGCACAAAGAAATCATGGCCAGGGTTCCGAGGGACACCGGCAATCTAGGGGATCAGATTACCGCAAAGATGCTGCGCAAAGGACTACGGGCAGAGGTTGGCCTGCGGGGGAAGAAGGCAAAGCAAAAAGCTTTTTACGCACGGTTCATTGAATTCGGGACCAAGGCGAGAAAGACAAAGGGCCGCTCTAATCTAACCAGCGGTAGCGAGTGGTACGGGAAAAGCCCGGACCTTGGGGCGATTCCGGCAAGGCCCTTTATCACTCCAGCATGGGACCAGAAAAAGCCCGAGATCGTCAGTCGGATTACCAAGGCTATCAATGAGGCGGTAAAGGCGGCACAAAAGCTGTGAACGCACTTAAGACGGCAATTTACAATGCCCTGTCTGGAATCTCGGCGCCCGTGTATGACCACGTGCCACAAGGAGGCGCGTTCCCCTATGTGGTGATTGATTACATGGACGCTGCGAATGCGGAGTTTTTGAACAACCGAAAAGAGCAAATTCTAGTGTATCTCTCTGTCTACTCAACGTATCGAGGACAAACTGAAGTTTTCGACATCATGTCGGAAATCGACACGATTATGCACAACAACAGGCTTTCGCTTTCATCGGGCCGCCTCGCCTCTATGCGTGTTCTGGCAAAGGACACGAACCGAGAGCCGGACGGCATTACCTATATGGGGCGAGTTCGGCTATCCGCCTTGTTTGAACACGGCTAACACTCAACGAATCACCAAGCAGCCGCCTCCGGGCGGTTTTTTATGTCTATCGCACTTTGGAGGTGCTAAATGGCTGTTAATACTTCACTCGGCATTAGAATTTACATCGGCACAACCACGGTTGCGACTGATGCTTCGGAATATGAAGCGGATACGTATACAGAGGTTGGGGAAGTTGAGAATCACGGCGAGTTCGGTGATTCGTTCAACCCCGTAACTTTCACGGACCTCAAGAGCGGAAGGGCGCGAGGATTCAAGGGCACGGTTGATGGCGGCAACTTTGATCTGACTGTCGGTCTGGATAAGGGCGACACCGGCCAGGCGGCGCTGCTCGCGGCCAAGAATGACAAGGGTTCAGGCGACTACAACATCAAGGTTGAGCTTACCGATGGTGATGCAAACGCGTCCCCGGTGGTCGAAAACACTGTTGTTTACTTCCCTGCAAAGGTCATGTCTTACCGCTACCAGGGCAACAACGCCGACGGCATCCCGCGCGTACTGATCAGCCTGTACGTTAACGGTGATCTCGTTGAAGTGGATGCGGCCTAATGAGCGTAGTCACTGAGCCGGTAACAATCACGTTAGACGGGCAGGAATTCCATCTGAAAAACACACTTCAGGTGCGCAAGGATTTCTGCATCAAGTTCGGCGGCATACGCCCGGTTATTCAGGCAATGACCGACCTCAATGATTATGTCATCGCGCAGATTATCGGCGTGGCGTCTGGCAGTAAGAAAAAGACGGATAAAATCTTTGAGTTGGTCGTGTCCGAGGGTCCGAAGTCAGTTAGCAACCAGATGAGCGAATATGTCGCTTTTTTGATTGGTGAAGATGACGAGGACGATGAGCCGGGAAACGATCAGGCGGCCGAGAGTTAACCGAAGTCGAATATATCGAATGGCTTTTCGGTGTGGCGACTGGCTGGCTCGGCTGGTCGCCCTCGGTCGCTTGGTCAACCCCAATTCCAGAGACTCTGTGTGCCCTAAAGGCGCATGTGGAGTACGTCAATCAAACTAATCCTTTTGCCGAGCCTGAGAAAAAGGAAAAACCGAAAGACAAGCGTGATCTTTCTAATAGCCTGCTGAATAACTTACGTGCCGGCGGAAAAGCCCAAGGGATAACGAATGGCCGCAAATGATGTAGCCGATCTGCTGCTGCGGATTGACGCAACGACTGAAGGTTTACGGCGTGAGCTGAAGAAAGCCGAAGCGGGCGTTGATCAATCATCAGGCAAGATGCAGAAGGGCCTAGCCAAGCTAGACAAGTCCATGAAGAAGCTTGGCGACGTTGCCAAAAAGGCCGGCATTGGCCTCGCTGGTGCGATGGCGGGCGGCGCTGCGGCCATGACGAAACTCACCCGGGATGGACTGAAGCAAGTTGATTCTCTGGCGAAAGTTTCCAGCAAACTTGGAATAGCTACCCAAGAGCTGGCGAAACTTCGATTCGCTGCTGAACAGACTGGCGCATCGAGCGACACTCTCGACATGGCATTGCAGAGAATGACGCGCAGGGTGTCAGAGGCCGCGCAGGGAACGGGGGAGGCGAGGAATGCGCTTGCAGAACTTGGATTAAACGCCAAAGAGCTGGCGGCTAGTACACCTGACGAAGTGTTCAGAAAGGTTGCCGGCGCAATGGAAGGCGTCAATAACAAAAGCGATAAGCTGCGCCTTGCGTTCAAGCTGTTTGACTCCGAAGGCGTTGCGCTGGTCAATACGCTGGCAGCAGGCACGTCGGGTCTTGACGCGATGGGAGCAGAGGCCGAAAAGGCGGGGCTTGCTATCTCTCGCGACATGGCCGCAAAGGTCGAATCAGCCAATGATGCCATGAATCGGGTTAGCACCCTCACCACGGGATTCAGTCAACAGCTTGCCGTGCAGTTTGCCCCGGCTCTCGCCGCAATCGCAGACAAGTTGTTCGGCGTAGGGACCGGCTCAACCGACATGGCCAGTATGGCGAATACGGCTTTTAATGCCGTAATCCGTACAGTTGGCTTTGTGGGGGACGCGTTCCGAGGCTTGGAAATCATATTCCTGACACTTGAAACTGGCGTGCGGACAATGGCGCTGGTTATTCTTGAGTCATTCGACCTTGTTTTACGTGATCTCTCAAGCCTTGCCAATAAGATACCCGGCGTGAGCATTGACTATGAAGGCTCGTCATTTAGTCAGTTTATCGGGGATTTCCGAGATGATACGTTTAAATCAGCGAATTCAATACAAGAAAAACTCAACGAAGAATTGCCATCTGACAAGTTCGCCCGCCTTGCAGAAGAGGCTAATGCGGCTCTTGAGAGCATTCCGCCTGTTGCTGGTGATGTCCAGCGGTCCGTCGTGGACATGGCGAGAATGTCTGCGGAATCGCTGGACGAAATAACCGTCACCGCTAAACGCGTAGAAAAAGACATGGGGCAATTCGCGGGACTTGTTGAGGAAGAATCCGGCGCGGCTGCTGTTGCGATAGCCGAAAACACCGACGCAATGACGACATCTATCACCCGCGGATTTGAGAGAATGCGCGACGGCGTGGGTGAGTTCTTCAAGGGTATGTTGATGGACGGCAATGCGTCCCTCTCTGGCCTGCTGAATATGTTCAAGGGCGTAATCGCCGAAATGGTGGCCACGGCGGCTACCAATAGAATCATGTTGACCCTTGGAATGGGTGGCGCTGCAGGTGGCGCAATGGCATCTACAGGCGGCCTCGGGAGCATGATGGGCGGTGGCGCTGGTGGAGGGATTCTCAGTGCGCTCGGCGGTGGCGTCCAGAATTTTGGCTCCGGAATCTACAACGCAGCAGGGCAGGGGCTGTTCCAGCTTGGCCGGGCGACTGGCAGTGAATCA